CCGCCAAAAGTAGTGCGATGTTTAAGTTTGCCCTCGCGCACTAGCTTGCGCACTGTTGAACCTGCGACCCCTAACACCCATGCTGCATCTTCGGTAGTTAGTAAGCCCTTAAAACTACGCATTGCTATCTTGCAAAGCATCTAGGTAACTAGGCAATGCGGAAAGCGTGTTAATTAAAACTGCCTGCATTAACTCAGGTTCGCCGGACTGATACGCAGCCAATAAATTCTCGCCTGCTAATTTAATCCCCTGCTCTATTCTGTAAAGTTTATTCTTTGTTTTAGGATTTTCTAAGTTGAACTGAATCCATTCCTTTTTTGTAACTACGCTTTTGTACTCATGGCAAGGTACGCAATAAGTATTTCCAGCAACTTCATTATCGCAGTAAACACACATATAGATTTCAGCTGACATTTGAGGCCCTTACTGTTATTTGGTACTACGCCATTCGGCGCATATAGCGATAATAGCGCATTATCCCTTTTGTCTGTCAATCCCTGTGCGGTGTGTCTTGCGAAATTAAATGGGCATAGATGGCATCAATCCGACTCTCTAAGCGGCAAATTCTGCCCTCTAGGTTATGACCGCCGTTGTGGTCAGGTTTTAACTCACTCAGGTAGTGCTTGACTAGCCAGCCCACACACCCCACAAACGAGCCCACAATGGCCGTTATAGCCACCAATAAACCCGCCCATGAGGTTATGGTCATTTGTTTAGCTCTGTGTGTAAGTGACTGCTACTTGTCCGCCACCTGCCATGAGGTTATAGGGCTGTAGTTCAATCCAGCCTTCTCCTACGCCGTTGAATCCGACACCATTCATTTCGCCCGACATAGAAAATAGCACTGGTTCCATCCAGCCATCATCTGCTCCACTGCCACCGCTCGACCACGCAACCGACCCTGAGCAGACTGTGCCACTCGGTGATGAAAACACCATTTGATTGGTGTTGTGTTCGATTGATCCATCAAAATCATAACCCCAGCCCTGACCGCTAGGCACTTCACCTATTGTGCCGAGTGGATTGTTGCGAATAGTTAAGTGATAACCCGAGTTATTAGTTACTTGAAAATGTACTGGGCCCATAATTATTTACTCCCTACTGGAATCTTTAGAGCTTTGAGTACTGGACCGATAAACCCAGCAATAGCGGCGTTGCTTAAAGTCTTTGGATCAGTTATACCGGACAAATACAAAGCCGCGACTGATGCAAGGCTAGCGCGCAGCCAAGACATTGCAGGCTTCTTTAATGCCTCAATTGATTTGTGCATTGGTTTTCTCCTTTTTATTTGATAGGCCCAATTTCTCAATCAATGCAGCAGCCTTTGCTTCATCGAGTGAAATCTCGAAATGCATTTCATCTTTTCTGCCTCTGTAATCTCCACCCCATCTGATGCCATACTTTTTACATAACGCTTGGATCAATGCAACTTGCACTGTTGAGAATGTGCCAGCTGATCCCAGTGGATGTTTTGTTGCATTTAGGTCAATCGCAGTACCGCTTGAATGATTGCTAAGCACTGTTTGGCTTCCCCTGATTTCGCGGTAACAGTAACCCCAATCATCATTGCCATCATCTATGGCTTCAATGTGTTCATGGAATTGCGAAGCTACGGCGACAAGTAACGGTGCAACCTTTTCCGCGCATCGTAATTTAACGCCCGAATCGGCAATGGCGTATTGCTTCACGCCAATCTCATGTGGGTCTTTAGATGCTGGCCACCCGTTTTGGCTAGTTACCAAAAGGCTCTACCTCTGGCATTATCCAACGGCAAGTAGCTTCATCAAATCCCAAATTGCCTTCTGGTTCTGGCGCAATAAACGCATCTCTGGCTTGGTCATAAGAATATCCAATGCCAGCATAATTGAATCTTATGCGGTTGTTGTATGAAGTCCGTTTACATAATTGACCTCTGAAATTACCGTACCAAGTTTCGGTATCTAAACCTTCAATCAATTGGGTTTCATCAATGCCAGTGATAACCTCGGTTACTATTCCATTTGTAATAAACGCGTAATGTGCCATTATGCCCAGCTCACATTTCCTGTGCCAGCGGTAATAGTTGTTACAATAAATCCACCACTCGCACCTGCAGTTGAACCTGTTAAACCTGCTCCGATAGTTATTGTTCGAGTGTCTGGGTATTTTAATATAACAATTCCTGAGCCGCCCGAACCTGCTCCCGAAGTACCGCCAGCACCACCACCAGCGCCTCTATTTGTAGTGCCATTTGTACCAGCACCGCTACCTGCATTACCGCCGCCGCCAGTACCGCCAGTTCCTTGCGAACCTGCATAAGAACCGCCGCCACCGCCACCAGCATAAGTTACTGAACTGCCCGAAAGACTAGAAGCACTACCAGCACCGCCGTTGCCGCCGTTGCCGCCGCCTGTGCTCCCACCATCTTGACCTACAGCACCAGCACCACCGCCGCCACCAGCGTTGTCAAAACTTGCGTTATCGGTATAACCGCGACCGCCATTATTTCCTTGCGATGGCGAAGTGCTTGGAGTGTTACCTGAGCCGCCTGTAGTTTCTTTAGATGAAGCACCACCGCCAGAGCCGCCTGAAAACCTTGTTTGTCCACCGCTTGAACCAATACCACCACCGCCGCCACCAGCAGAAGTTATAGTATCAAAAACGGCATTGCTACCTGATACGCCTCTAAAACCATCTGCGCCACCAGCCCCACCAGCCCCAACAGTTGTCGTGTAATTAACGCTTCTTGAAACCGTATAGCTTGCGGCAGTTCTATAACCGCCAGCACCACCGCCGCCGCCGTTCAAACCGCCGCCAGCACCACCGCCGCCGCCACCAGCGACAATTAGATATTCAAGGTCAAAAGTTGTGACAAGATGTCCACTTATCTGACTTGCCATAATTCCTAGAATTGGCATTAGGCAAGATCACCAATAATGGTAAATACATTGGAAGCGGTACAGATAATTGTTGCGGCAGAATAACGAGCGCGTAAAATTGGCGCACTAGCCGAAGCACCCGTTGAAGTAATTGTTACGCCACCGCCTGAAATTGTTGTAAGTCCGACTCCGATTGATTGGACATTTATTTGTTCACCTGCCGCAAAGATTGAAGCGGGAATAGTAATTACTACGGCAGAAGCGTTTGAACTGGTAACCAGTTTTCCTGAATCAGCTGCTACGAGAGTGTATGTCGTTCCTGTTTGAGCATTAAAGGCTAGGTTAATTTTTGGCGCTGTAAGAGTTTTTGTGGTTAGCGTTTGAGCAGTAGTTAAATCAGCGGTTACGGCTGTGTCGATTGACACCGTAACAGTTCCCGAAGTTCCACCGCCTGAGATACCTGTGCCAGCGGTAACGCCCGTTATATCGCCAACGGGTGCGCCAACCCATGCACTGCCCGAGTAATACTCAAGTGCATCAGTGTCTTTAAGGTATGAGTATTGCCCTTCCTGCGGTGATGTAATGGCAGATGCTCGCGCCGCTGATGATGCAAACACCAGTACACCTTGCATCAAGTAACCGTTTGTGTCGGCTGCTGTTAATACTTCACCTGTGGTAAAGGTCTTGAACCCTAAACCTGCTGCCATTTTCTACTCCTTAATAACTGAGTACGGATGTATCAAGTATCCCGTACAGTGTTGAGTTTAGTATAAATGAGTCAATTATTGGCTCAAGTGTGGTAAAAGTCTGCCGCCAAGAATTCGGGCTGATTTGGTAATTAACACCAAAGACTTGCAGGGTCTTGGTAAGGATTGACCCGCCGGGTTGGGTAGTGCTAACCGTTACTGGATCAAAGAAATCTAACTCCAAAGCTGCCAATACCATTGCGGCATCTGGATAGTACAGGTCAAGGATTAACGCATCGCATCTTATGGAAGTTTCTGCGCGGCTGGCAATGTAAGCCTGCGCATACTGCAAAGCATCGGCATCGCTAGAAAACATGGTTGCGGTTTGATTGTAAGAATGGGCAAAATACTTGGTGACACTAGCTGCATCTACTACTACCTGCGCTGTGCCACCTGTCGGGGTCACACTTGCTTGGTTGTACACCAGCACATCATTAAGCACCCAATCGGCATTAAAGTAATGCAAATTTGTGCCGTTATCATTAAACACCTTTGGCGTACCTGATACGGATGTTGATGTTGTTGTACGGTTTTTGAATACAAATGATCCGCTGGCATCAACATAGAACGCGCCAAATTCTACTAGCTCGCACTTTTGCGCAGCCGATAACGCGGTGGTTGCAGTGTTGGGATTTGCTTGCACAGTGCTCAATCCAGTTTCAATTGAACGCATTGTGGCTGGCCATGAAATTTGATCAAGGATTTGGCTGACTCGCGTTGAGGTTAAATCGCCTGCACTGCTACCTGCAACGGTTGTTATCTGCGCCATCTGGACTAGGCGCATCGCATCAACGGCTTGGATGGTTGTATAGTTTAATGTGTCAGCAGAATTGTTTGGCTGAGTAGTCAGGTAATTTGTGATGAACCCTGAAAATAACGGGTAAGTAACGCTAAGGCTAGTTGCTACAATTGACACTTTCACCATTGGTTGCAGCAGATTGTAATAAGGGCCGCTGACATTCTGCGGGTTAAAATCCCCGTTTTGGTCAAGGATGCGCAACGATAATGTGCCTGCTTGGAATTGGTCAGCCTGCGCATTGCGCCCGCGCTGTATTGAAATTGCATTGATTTGGTCTGATACATCTACAATGACTGCCGCTGCATCGGCCAAAATGTTTGTGTCAAGTATGCCTGTATCTAAAATCATGGCTTGGGCAAATGATGGGCCTGTTGAGAAGTTAATAAAGGCCTGAACGGTTGGGGCGGTCATATCGCAATTGCCCCTGCGTATTGTAATGATGTGCCGTATCGCCCAAGGTTTTGAATAACCGTTTGCACTGCATCGGCAATTACTTGCTCGCTGCCTACAACGCCCGCATTGACTGTTACATTCACAACTGGTGGGTCTGGCACATAACCAGCCCTGCGCGCTGCGCCTGCAAAGCCTGAATCGCCGCCTGCCGCTATTGCATCAAGGGCTGCGCTCCAAACTGCAACGGCGGCCTCTACAACTTCGGGAGTGTTTACGGCTGCGGCAGTAGCTGTGGTTGTTCCATTTGTGGATGTACTTACAGGCACAACAATTGGTTTTGATACGGTTGGGGTGTCAGTTACTTTGCCAGTGTCGGCATTGTAGGTCAATCCTTGCGCAGCTAGTAATGCCGTTGCGCTACCGGGTATTTTCAAATCTTTTAACAAACCATTTATTCTGGCAATGATGGCTGGCCAGTCTGCAAACGGATCATCAGCCTTTGGCAAGGTAGCCAACAGGTTTGCTAACTCTTTGGTCTTGGCTTCATTGGCGATTAACGCGGCTTGCAGTTTTGCAGCTGCAGCAACATCCTCATCTAACAATGCTTTTTGCAGCAGCAAGCGCAAACGGGTTTCATTATCAATGGCATATTTTAATGCGGCTTGAATTTGTATTTGTGCAAGGTCAAATGTACTGCCTGCTTTTTTTAATGCTAGTTTATCCATTTCAGCTTTTTTAGTCAGCGCGGCAAGTCTTTTTGCAGCATCTAAGGCTTTTTTATCTGCGGCGGCTTTAGCCTTTGCAGCTTTATCTTGGGCCATCAATTGTTTTGGGTCGAGTACAGGCGCACCAGCAGCTTTGTTACTTATTATATTTTTGCCTTCTTTGCGTATAGCACTAGTAATGATGCTTGGCCCTATACCAAAAAAAGCCAAAGCATTTAATTTCGAATTTTTGCCCTCAAGCAACCCCAATTTTTTTATTACACTACCTAAACCAATAGTCACTTCAGCAATAGATTGAGCCAATGAATCCATTTTATCTGTGGCTGTATCTAATGACTGACCATTAGATAATAATTCAATTGCAGTCACCAAACCTTTGCCAATAGTTTCTTTTGCATCCTCAGCAGAGGCTTTAAGAATATCCATTTGCCCTGCGTATGTACCTGCGGCCACAGCGGCTTGACCACCGAATAAACGCGTTAATTCTTTATTTATTGCATTAAGGTCTTTTGAGGCTAGTACAGTTTTATCAATGCCCGGTATTAGTTTTGCCAATGCTGTTGTGTTGCCCGCGTATGCCCTTGAAATTGCTTTGCTTGTAGTCACAACATCCGATGAAGTGCCTGCCGCGACATCCAATGCAACGCTCAAACCATCTTGGGCTTTTGTAACTGATCCAGTTGCAACCAATAATTGTTGAAATG